TCTACATAATCAAGGTCACGTCGGTTAAACGTATAGGTAGTAGTAGAACCATCACCAGTAAATTTAACCTCATAAGGTAACCTACCAGTTTGCTGCAGTTTAAAGCTCATCATACCAGACAAACCGACGGAGAACTTCATACGTGCAATAGTAAGGTTAGCAGTAAAGTCTGTTTCAACCTTTTGTGGGCGGAAATAAGTACGTGGTAGTTCAACATCAAAGTTATACTTAAACCCAACGACAACATCAGAAGCTACGCTAGTCAAGTCTTTATTAGTAATGCTGAAGTAATCGCCTGTACCATCTGTACCACGTTCAGGGGTTACAGTAAAACCAGACTCAACAAATGAACCTGTTTGTGTGGTACCTTTAATAACAATAATAGGTGTCAATGACGACACATCATTATAAGGTAGGTAACACTTAGTTGTCTTTGTAGCAGCATCATACGTAACGCTAGAAGCAGTTGCATACAAGTCTACACATGGGTTAACACGTTGCCCTTGGTTATTAACAATAATAGCTTCTTCTGGTGACTGACTTAAAGCTGCTTTACTGATGGTAAACTGGTTACCTTGTTTGGTAACAGCATACATATCATCAGTGTTGGTAGCTAAGAACTGTACAGTACCAGGCATCAACCAACTAACCCAAGACTCCATTAAGTTCTTCTCTCCATCATTATAATAACGGAATAAGAACACTTCATTTAAGTCTTGACCACTCAACGCAATCAACGAGTTTTGTGGGCTAGTAATCATATCCTGAACATCAGGACTGATCCATTCTTTAACCACACGACTGATGTCTAGTACCTGAGGGTTCTCTTGTTGACCCCTAGTTACCATGCCAAATACACGTGAATACCCAGGTGTCTTACTGACAAAGTTAATGTTAGTACCGACGTCAACAGGGTCAATGTTTTTATCTACCTCATAGTTAGAGATAGTTCTGATGGTAGTTAGTGCTGGTGTCAACACACCAGTATCAGAGAACATGATAAACTGCTGATCTGCAGAGAACAGGATTACACCTTGTGCTGTAGGAATCACAGCATGAAGTGCAGTAGGTCTCGTAGAAGAACAGCTAATATCAATAGGATCACTATCAATAGAAGCTTGAGCAGTCTTAACGTAGAAATTATAAAAATCTCCAGACCTGCTCATAATTACATTATCTTTAGATAAAAATCCAAGACGATTGTTATGGAAGAAACCAGCAGTGATTTTGTTATCTACAAAACTAGGTTGTGGGTTGGTAGTATCATCACCAACCAATCGATCTTCGTAATCAATTTGACGGAAGACAAATGTATCTACAGCTGTATTAACAAGCTCATGAGGCATTGTAGAGTTAGTGAAACCAGTAGACACAGAAGGATCAACTGTTTCTTCCCAATAGCCTTCACCGCTCACACCATCGTGTGCTACAAATTTAACCCAATAATCGTCTTCAGCAGCGCCAGTGTTGACGATTTTTAAAATACGACCTTGAATTGATTTATCTGGAAGATCAGAAACATCAGCTACTTCATCCTCAAGAGAGACTAAATATGTGTTAGTAATACCACCTTCCGCATGTACCTCCATATCAGAAGTACATTCTAGTTCTAAAGAGTTGCTTAAACGTGTAATTGTAAGACCAGGAGTACCACTTAGATCACTTTCCAAATCAGTAAGCACTGAGTTAACATCATCAGAAGAGCTGGTAGTATAAGTGGCAGAATATGTTGTACCCCCAATATCAACATCAATAGAGTAAGTTTCAGCATCACCATACTGCTTAAGTACAACACTAGCTTTACGGTTTGGTGTGTAAGAAGGTGCAGCTGTTACTGTAACTGTTGTGTTAGTGTTAATAATAATAGAAGTGTCTTGTACTGTGATAATTTTGTAATTATCTTTAGTACCATTTAGGTAACCAGTTCCATCAGGATAACTAACAGTACAAGTAGCACCACTTTGTGCGTTCCAAATACTAATGCTTGTACCTTTGATAACACCAATGTATTCTTCATCATCATCTCTGTTGATGTAGAACCATTTACCGCCATCATAAGTCGTACCAGTTCCAAGATTTAAAACATGTTCAAACCCAGGTCTTTTAGTCAAGCCAAAGGTGGGGTCAGGGTAGCCATTGTAACACTCACGTACTTGACCTGGCAGTTTACGATCGTCTGATTGTTTTGATACCCCACCTAAATAATTTGTGATTCGTTGAGTTACTGCTGGCATTACCTATAAAGCGCGTGGAACGGTTTGTAAGATTGGTAATTATTAGTCTCTCCGCTATGACCGAAGAAAGTATAATCACCTTGGTTGCACTCATACTCAACAAGATTAGACCTAAGATAAGCTTCTTTTTGTTGAAGGATTTGGTATTGGTTAGGATCACCAACAATACGACTAGATACAATAGCTGCAGCTCGTGCAGTGATGTAGTCTTGGACAGCTGTAGGTAGATCAACCCAGTCAAACAACCAGGTAATATCACATGCTACATTATCTTTACCTTCAGCCCAATCATAGGAATGGCTGATCTTGTCGTATAGTTTACCATTGCGCCTTACGACATCATAACTCATATTATTAGGGTTAGATGACAGGTCAATTTGGAGTACGTTGTTAGGAATTTGAATTTCGTTGTTATTGTCAGGAATCATTTCATAGTTAAGTTCCCGATTAAATGACCAACCTTCCGCCTGTACTTCCCGAGAGACTTCTAACAAAGTCCCATAGGCAATCGCAACGTCCGGGTTGGTTTGATCTAGGGTAGTGACAGGCGCTTGCCCACATGATTGCAAAATTTGATTAACAGCAGGTAGTTCCTGTGTCGCATTAGTGGTAGGAAAAGCCATTGATTATCATTCTCAATAAGAAATTAAAAAAAAGGAGCCCCCGAAGAGGCTCCCAAAAAAGAATCAGAATGCAGAAGGTGCAGTGCTGGTAACGTGAAGTTCCACAGCAGCAGCAGGGTTGAGGTAGTCACAACCACAAGCCAAACGACCAAGCATCACATCACCTTGGTAGATGACGGACACATCGCCGCTGGTGACTTGCACCTGAGGACCAATAGCTTCAACCATACCGGCAGCTTCTTTCTGGAAGATCAGACCACAGGAAGTGGAGCCGACTTCAGCAGCAGTACCGTAATCGTTGTTAATACCAGTGCTAGCGTTGGAAGCATCCTCAAGGGCTTCACCAACGAAACTACCAGTATTACCAGGAGAGGTCACACCGGTGGTGCCACCATACTTGGTACCATAGTTACCCAAGAACGGAATGTTCATGGACTTGTAGATCTTGATACCAGCAATCTCCACGATACCCTGACCACCTTGCAGTGCGGTACCTTGGACATCACGGTTAACAAGACCGTTAGAACCGACAGCTTGGATCAGTTCATAGTATTGACGGGGGTTCAGGACAGCCACGCGACCGTCGGAAGACACACCCTTTTCATCCAGAGCAGCGGCAGCATCATAGAATGCAGCAACCAGCTTGGCAGAATCATAAGCATCAGCTTCGGAGCCAGCACCAGTACCGACCTGAATCTGAGTACCACCGGGCTCAACATAGCCAGTAGCAGACACAGGGGAAGCAGAACGTGCACCACGTGCCACAGCACGGAAGGCAAGACGGTCATACTTCTCAGCCAGAGCATAGCCGATCTTACGGCTGATCTCAGAACGGAGGTCGTAATGAGCCAGGACTTCGTCCAGTTCATACACGAATGCGGAGCTGATCAGAAGGTCATCAATGGTGATGGTCTTCTCAGCCACCGGGGGTGCACCGTTGCTATCACCCAGGATGCTGTTTCCAGGAGTATGGAACTCAGACTTTGTACGACCCGTGTAGATGAACTGCAGAGACTTGCCGTTCTTCAGGGTACGCTTCATGATCAGATCCCGAGCAATAGTGTTGTGCTGGAATCCTTTGAACATCTCACCGCTAAAAAGCTTGAGATACAGAGCACGGGTATCACCCGTAAGGTTAGCCTGACCCAGCTGAGTAAGCTGAGAAGGGTTAACAGAAGATTGAAATGCCATTGTAGTAGTAAATAATTAAATATAAAAGACTACCAAACGTTTGATATATAAAAATTTTTGTGGTAAAAATTTAAAGGTCTTTTACCAAACCGGTTCGGCAAAGGGTGTCCTCGTAAGGGCCAATGCCAAATAAGTAAGGAGAGGAATCGAACCCCTCCCAGTGTCACCAGATTACTTCTTGTATTCAACACCGCGATAACGGAGCGTATCAACACGATAACGCTCAGCACGCTTGCGCTGATTATCAAGGAAACGAATGAGATTAATAGACATAGTTCGTACAAAATAAACCTAGTCCCCGTTCCATGACTAGGTAACATGCGACCCGAAGGTTGAACGTACGAATTAATTATTTCTTTTTACCAGCCTCTCTAAAGAGTTGCATCAAGCGTTCAAATTCTTTGGTGTCACCCTTGCGGGCAGCCGCTTCCGCTTGTTTTTTAATTTTAAGTTGGCTGGTAAGTTTACCGTCACTAAATCCAAACATAATATTAACCAATAGTAGGGGCAGTAAGAGCCACAGGAGTGGTCGATGCCGATGCGAGATCGAGGGGGAAGTTGTGCGCATTACGTTCATGCATTACTTCAAAACCAAGGTTAGCACGGTTAAGAATGTCAGCCCAAGTATTAATGGTATGACCTTGACGATCAACAATAGATTGATTAAAGTTGAATCCATTTAAGTTAAACGCCATAGTGCTAACGCCAAGAGAAGTGAACCAAATCCCCAAGACGGGCCAAGCGGCAAGGAAGAAATGAAGAGAACGACTATTATTAAACGACGCATATTGGAAGATAAGTCTACCAAAGTAACCATGCGCAGCAACAATGTTATAAGTTTCCTCTTCCTGTCCGAACTTGTAGCCATAGTTTTGGCTTTCATTTTCAGTCGTCTCACGAACGAGAGAACTGGTGACAAGACTACCATGCATAGCTGAGAACAGAGCCCCACCAAATACACCGGCAACACCAAGCATATGGAAAGGATGCATAAGAATATTATGTTCAGCTTGGAAGACCAGCATGAAGTTGAACGTACCGGAAATGCCAAGAGGCATCCCATCAGAAAAAGAACCCTGTCCAAACGGATAGACAAGGAAGACTGCAGTCGCTGCAGCCACGGGGGCAGAGTAAGCAACAAAGATCCAGGGCCTCATCCCAAGTCGGTACGAAAGTTCCCATTCTCGTCCCAGGTAAGAGAAGATACCGATAAGGAAGTGGAACACGACGAGCTGATAAGGTCCGCCATTGTAGAGCCATTCTTCAAGGGTATTGGCTTCCCAGATCGGGTACAAATGTAATCCAATTGCGTTACTGCTAGGCACGACGGCACCAGAGATGATGTTGTTGCCATAGAGTAGAGATCCAGAAACTGGTTCACGGATGCCATCAATGTCTACAGGAGGTGCAGCAATGAAAGCAAGAATAAAACAGGTGGTGGCGGCAAGGAGACACGGAATCATCAGTGTCCCAAACCAACCTACATAAAGACGGTTATTGGTAGAGGTAACCCAAGAACAAAACTCTTCCCAGGTATCCCTCTGCCGAGTAAGTACAGAAGTAGCCATAAAAATGTTTTAATTGTGTTTAATAGAACCGACCCACCCACCACAAATTAAATTAGAAGTTGTACTTCACACCAACTTTAGTACCATAACCGTTGTTGTTATCACCAGTGATGAACGACAGCTCACCATAAGCACCCAGCTTTTCAGACAGGGGGACAGAACCGCCAACTTTACCAGACAGTTCCACTTCAGCTTCTCCACCATCAGGAGAAACAATAGAAGGACCACCTTGGATATACCAGTTAGAACCTTCGTAACCAATGTGGTTATCAATCACAGTACCATTATAATTAGAACCAGTGAAACCAGAGTTGGCTTCAATATTCACATAAGTACCAGCAAGTGCAGGGGTTGCAGAGAGAGCAACGGCAGGGAGGATAGCAAGAAATTTCATTGTAGTTTGTTTAAGAAAGAATAAGTGTACTGTGTGCGATTACCATGAATACCCCAACCTAGCCAATACCAGGCATGGTTCATGTAGTAATCAACTGTTTGATGTTTAGTTTGAAATGCATGGAGATCATCTCTGAACTCCATTTCATTAATCATGTAACGTGTCTGACCCTCCAACGAGGATGGGTCACAACGCCATTGTTTGCAGAACGTGCCCAATCCATCATAACGATGTTGGGAGGTCCATTGGATGAGCCCGTAGCCCCCTCTCAGGCACTGATCGTAGGGCACGATAGCCCCACCCTCACATACCTTAGAACGGAAGTGGGACTCTTGTTCTATGTTGCCCATGATCACAGCCAGGGCAGTTTTGTCAGTCACTTCAGCACGAGTCTGCAGTTGCTCTAACACATACTGTTGCGCTGGCGTGCAATCTGGGCAAGTAATCATTTTTTCTTAGCAGTTTTAGCTGCTCGTTTGAAGTTAGCTGCAGTAGGAGCACCAGCACTGCCGGGCTTCCGCATCTTTTCTCCAGAGCCTTGTTTAATACGCAATCGTTTTGCGTGGATGTTAGCGTAAAGACCTTGTTTAGCCATTACTTTTTAGATCCTTTTTTAGGGGGACGACCTTTTTGCGTACCGTAAGTACCTTTACCTTGTGGCATTACCAAACTCCAGGGATAATTTGACCAGTTAGAGCGTAAGCGCCCAAAGCAGCCATGACGCCCAGCATAGCAAGACGACCGTTAAGCTGCTCAGCTTTTTCATTGTGTGTCACAGTGATGTTTTCCATAATGATGGGTGGTTCTTTAGCAAAAATGTTTTGTTGTCCGTGTTCGTTAGTAATTGTTGTCATCAGAATTGAATGTTAGAGCGTTCAAGTTTCTTCATTACGTCACGACGATAAGCAGGATCGTTATCATAACGAGGATCAGACATAGCTTGTACAACTTCAGCCTGACTACGGAATGCAGATCCAGTGCCTGGTGACTTCCCTTGAACAAGATTACCTTCGACACCATTAGATTCTTGGTATCGATAAGCCAGGGCTTCAATGGCAAACCTAGCAGCAACCGGGTTACCTAGCCCCATAACAGCGTCATACATATCAATGTCTTGTTCAGACAAGTTTTGGCTAGCCCAACCTAACAATTCATTGTACTGATTTTCACCACCGACCAGACCTTTAAGGTTGGTTACGTCTTGATCGGTCATAGCTGGACCCTGCTTACCTTCTTGACTAGAACGGTATTGCAAATACATCTCTGCAAGTTGCACGGGATCCGTTTTAGTAAGAGCTTCAACAGTTTCAGGATTAAATTCTGTTTGTGACTCATCCCACAAACGATCCAGAATAGACTCTGTATCATCAGTGGGTGTTTCTTCTACAGCCTCATCTTGATTTGTCTCTTGAGAGCCCAGTTTCTTTTGAAGTTCAAGGTAAGCAGCTTCTAGCTCTTCAGCGTTTTTATATTTACCAGCAAGTCGCTGCTCTTGCTCTTGTTCCATTTGTTCACCGACCTGAAGAGACTCTTGCTCATCAGCATTGAGTTCTCCTGCTGGGGTTTCGTCAGGAATCATGGACATTACTTCAGCCATATTTAACTAGGTGGTTGTTGTTGTTGTTGTTGCATTAGTCCAGGGTTAAGTTCTGGATTTTTAGATGGATCATTGATAGGTGCCTTCATAGCATCTACCTCCATCTGTTGCTGTTGCATTGCCATCTGCTGTTGCATTGCAGCGGCTTGCTCTTGTTGTACTTCTTGCATTGAACGTACAAGGTTAAGTACATCAATACCTTGAGAAGCAGCAAAGCGTTTGATCACTTCATCAGTGTTGATGAACTTACCAATTGCATCAGGTCCAAGAGTGTTAGCAAGTACAGTAAGGAACTGTGTCAAACTATCACGATCTTGTCCCCGACCAAGTGCATTGATGCCAGCAACAATCGTAGGCTTGACAATGTTCTTAGGAAGACGTGGGATTTCACCAGACTTCTGTGCATTATCTAACTTACGATTAAGATACGGAACAAGAAACTCAACAGTCAATAGACTAAACAATCCACCGAGTTGTGACTCAAGTTCCATCTGTGTCATCCTGACTTCTTCAGCAGTAGTGCGCTCAGA